CAAGGCAGAGAAGAAGTACATGATTTATGGAAGGTAGCCTACGAAATAGGCAGAGATGACGGTACTTCTGTAGCCAAGGCTCAATACCAATGGACAGAAGAAAGACTCAGTGAAGAGTGTATGTTGTTACACTTCGAGAAAGATGAGAAGCGTAGAAGTAAACTAGGATTAAAAGGGTTAGGTCAATGACGATTGAACTGATTCAAGGCGATTGTTTAGAAAAAATGAAAGACATCCCTGATGGGAATATAAACTTAACTGTTACATCACCACCATACGACAATCTACGCACTTATAACGGAAACAACGCATCATGGGGAAAACACGTTTGGAAAGCAGTTATTAAAGACCTGTTTCGAGTAACCAAACAAGGTGGAGGGGTAGTGTGGGTTGTTGGAGATGCAACCATCAAAGGAAGTGAGACTGGTACATCTTTTAAACAAGCACTGTGGGCAAAAGATTGTGGGTTCAATATAGAGACTATGGTATGGAAAAAACAAACATTCACAGATACAGGTTCGCTGAGAGTTAGGTACGGAAATGTTTTTGAGTATATGTTTATTTGGATGAAGGGTAAAACAGGGACATTCAATCCATTAAAGGACAGAAAAAACAAAACCAATGGGATAAAACATGGGACGGTAAGACAGCCAGATGGGTCATTAAAGCCTATGTCTTCTAAAGGAAAAAAAATAGGAGAGTTTGGACAACGATTTAATGTTTGGGAAATAAATACAGAAGTTTCTAACAGTAAAAGGTGTCATCCTGCACAATTTCCCGAACAAATTGCCCATGACCACATCTTATCTTGGAGCAACGAAGGCGATACTATTCTTGACCCTTTTATGGGCAGTGGCACCACAGGCGTTGTTTGTAAAAAACTAAACCGCAATTTCATTGGAATTGAACTTGACACAGAGTATTTTAAAATTGCAGAGAAAAGAACAATTGATACAAATGCAAAATTAATTTAGTACGACCATACAGTAGGTCTAGGTCTAAAAGTAGAGTGTTCAGATGTATCTAAGTGAATGAACCTACCACTGCCTTTCTGTTGCACTCCTATGCCAGTAAAACCAAGCTCAAAAGCTAGTGACATAAGCTGGTAAGCGTCACCTCTACTTACCTTTACATCAGCAGCTAAACCATCATGGTGAACACCTGGAGTCTTCTTCTTTAGTTCTATAGGGTGTGTTCTTGCTCTGTATCCACTTGTAATCACCATAGGTTGACCATAGTATTCTCTTAGTTGGTTCATCTTATTGATAAACTCTTGATCCATGTTACACTCACCAGTAGCACTACACTTAAACTCATTTTCACTAAAATACTTACCCCAGTCTATAATATACTTTTTCATATTAGTCCTTTTTGTCCATTAAATCTGTTAGTTCTTTTGTTTTATCTTTGCTACTAAGACTACTACCAAAGTAGTATCCTAATACCATAGTTACTGCTGATGATAACGTACCTAGTACATATATCAATATATCTTTAGACTGTGGATCTACTTCTACAAATATAATTACAAGAAATAAACCAAACGCTAGTATTACTGTGCCTAGTGCTAGTATAGGAGTAACAATCTTGTTTAGCATTGGGGCAAACTCACTGTTTGCTATCTTCATCTCTCTTTCGCGAGCAGACTGTTTATCTTGCATCTCTGATTCTAACTTAGCTAGTTCACCTTTTTGCTCCATATCTCTAAGTTCTTTCATAGCTTTAGCACGAGCAGTAGGGTCAGGTATAACCCTATCTAAAACTTTTTCTGCTACAGGAAGCAGACCAGTAAGTAGTTGTAACATCTATTCTCCTTATGTTGTATAATATTTCTTCTTTATTTTACAGCCATTCTCAGTCTCTACTTCAAACCAGTTAAACCCTTTATACTCATTAGCACACCAATAGATACACAATCCTCTTTCCATTCGTTGTAGCCTACAGTAGTATTGTTCTCTTTGTGGTATTATAGTTACTAACATAGTAGATAGTAGTATTTCTATCATTATACTCCTTTTATTGAGTCAATTAAGAACTGCACCATCCACCATCCAGCCATAAGCAGAACAGCTATAATAGATAACATAGTGGAATTGTAAATGAGTTCTTTACGTTTGCGTATTTGTTGGTATACTTGTGCTTCACGTTTGCGTTGAATTGACCTTCTAATCTGTATTAGCTGTTTATAACCATCTGCACCAAGATGGTGCAATGAACCCCAGTAGAACATATGCTTTAGTTCCTTCTCCATCTCTTTAATTCTTTGTCTTGCAGCAAGTTCATCAAATGCTTCTGCTGTGCTTGACTTAGTGTAAGTAATCTTCTTGAATATAGATGGTTTACTTTCTTCTTGTGTTAAACAGAACTTTACATCTTCTACCGCAGAAGCCCACTTACCTAGCTGTGAGAACACCTCTTGAGCTTCTTTACCATAGTTTACTGCTGTCTTAATACCTTGAAATACTGCATTTGCTGTAGCTAAAGCTGTGATTGGGTCGATCATTGTTGCTCTTCAACTCTATCAAATATAGCTTCCTTAGTTCCTGCATAGAAATAAATAGGTAGTACTTCTTTAAATTTTTCAAATACAGATAAAACAGCTTCTTTACTATCTAGTTTAAAATTAAATGTTCTTGCTGTATTTATAACTTTTTCTAGTTCTTTTGGGTCTGCTAACAAATCTGCTAGTTGTTTATCTGTAGCATCTCTAAATTGTCTTACATTTACCCTACTAGCTATTCTTACAAATTTTTGAAAATTACTACTTATTCTATCTCGCAAAGCAGAGGTAACATAAGGAATATCTAAACCAGGAACTATTCTACCTATTGCATCTAAATCAGACTTATCTACTTTTGCAGTTAGTTGTACTGTATTTCCTTTGTTAATAGCATCAGATAAAGTCATAAAACGTCTTAAATCGTCTTTATATTTTTTACCAAAAATAGTTTGTATTTGAGTTGTATACTTAGGGTTTGTTAAAAGCTCCATTCCTTCTTTAGAATTTCTAGCTGTATTAACAATACTTGCTCTTATTGATTTTAGTATAGACTCTTTAGTTTTATCATCAACCATATCAATTTGTTTCATAAATTGAATTAAGTTAGCTTTATCTTCTAAAATATTATTTCCTAAAGAATCATAATTTATTACTACATCTCCTTCTTTTGTTTTAAATTGATTATTTAATAAGTAATTACCAGCTATTTCTTTTTGTTTATCTTTTAACTGTTGTTCTATGTTTGCTCTTTCTAATCTCAAAGTAGCTTCTACATTTACAACATCTTCTAATTCTTTTTTAACATTAGGAACAAGGTCTAGTACTTCTTTTTTATTAAGTAAATATTTATTTAATTGTTTATAATCTAAACCTTCTGGTTTCATAGCTTTTTTATGTGCTTCTGAGTAAATAGAATTTCTAACAAGTTGTTCAGCTTGTTGCCTAGACCCACCTTCCATGACTCTATAAAAATCTTCTAATGCTGTTCTATTCTTTATAATCACAGGAGCTACTTGTTCAGCATATTTAGTAGCATTAATTTCTTTTATACCTTCAGCAGAAAAAGGCACTCCTACTTTTTCATAATATTCTTTATCAATATCTATCAATCTTTGATTAAAGTTACCAGGTATTTTTGATCGTTCTTCTTTAAATACTTCTTGAAGCTGTCCTAATCTTCTCATTTGATCACTAGGTAAGTTTTTTCTTTGCTCTTCATTGATAGCTCTTTTTAAAGAATCTACATTATCAAAAGACATTTCTTTAAATACTAAATTACCTTCTTTATTTTCTTTTGGAGAAAGGTAACTCATTATTTTTCTTTCAGTAGTAGTTCCTTTACCAAATATGTCTCTAATATTATTTTCTCTAACAAAGTTAAATATTCTTTCTACACTTTGTTTAGGTAAAATAGCACCAGCTTGTCTTGCTTCTTGTTTTATTGCTTCATATACTTTACCTCTTTCCGACCTAGCAATAGAATCTCTAGCAGCAACTAAGTTTGAAGCAGCTTGTCCTATTTTTTGTTTTGTTACTGAAGAAGGTAATACGTCAAATTTATCTGATAAATCATCTAATTTTTCATCTATAACTTGCCTTTTATTAGACAGGTTATTTAAATCTTTTTCTATATCTTTTCTTAATACAGGTTGCGTAGGCACATATCTTTTACCAAATATCTTTTCAGCATTTTTATCTAACTCTGTTGCTAGTTGTTCATATTCTTTTTTAACTCTAGTTCTAAAATCAGGATTAGTTTTAGCTAAATTTCTAGCAGTTGATTGAACAACAGGGCTGTCTGACATTGTTACCATTAAAGGTAGTTGTTTTACATCTAATTCTTTACTAATAGTATTAAAGTTTTTTACTACTTTTTCTAATTGATCTACGCCTTCTTCTTTAGATATTAATTCAATTAAATTTTTAGCTGCTCCTGTTGCATAGGCTTTAGACACAGAATCAGGGTCTTCTTTTACAGCTTTATATTTTTTAAATACTTGACTTACTGTGGAAACACCTGGTTCAAGTGCTGCTTGAGTACCAGTACCAGCAACTATAGTAGCAAATGAACCTATAGTTCTACCAATTCCAGTAGTTTTTTCTTCTTCAGTTATGGCTTTTTCTATTTGGTCTCCTATTTCACCAGTTGCTTCAGATACAGCACCAATACCAAATAAACCCACTGCTCTACGACCAGCCTCTAAAGTTTTTCCTGCGGTAGATACTGACTTTAATCCTGTAAATAAACCAACAGGGTCAGTAAAAAATTCTACTCCTGTTCCTACCATTTTAGTTGCAAAGTCTGGTGCTTTAATGTCATACTTAGTTCCTATAACATCAGTAGCTACTCCTTGTAGTCTTTCAATATTTCTTGAAAATCTCTCACCTACACCGCCAGACGCTCCTTCACCAATATCAAAATACTCTTTACCTATTTTCTTAATAGGGTCTACAACAAAAGTATCTAATAATGCTTCACTTAAAATAATAGTATTGACAGAACCTTGCTTTGCTTTCTCTTTTATATATTCTAATCTGCCCATTTTTTCTGATGCAATATCATCTGATATTTGTTGCAATTGTGGTGCTATATCAGGTTTTTTTAAATCTTGAATTACATTTTTAATTTGATCGTCAGTTAATTCTTTTTCTGACTCAAATATATAATCTCCTACTTCATATTCATAAGAAGCCATTACTATTCCTTATTTGAATTTTTTTATTCTTACTGTACCAACACCTTCTATTTCTTTTAATATTACTTCTGTTTGTTCTACTGGAGTTGACTCTGTAGGACTTTTTAAATAAAATTCAACAGGAGGAATACTATTAATTAAAGAATCTTTTTTATTCTTATTAAAAGCTACTCTATTTACATCTTCTTTAGCTACTTTTACTCTTCTATTATAACTTTTAATAGCCTGTTTTTTATAAAGCTCAGTAAGTTCTTTTAAAGACTGTATTTTTTTACTTGATAGCTTACCACCTATAAATTTTTCTAACGAACTTACTTGTGTATCAACAAAATTTTCTACTCCTAAAATGTTTTCTACGTCTTTATCAGACACTCTTGCTGAAGAACCTTCTGCCAGTTTAATAAAAGCTCTTTGTAACTGAGGAATTATAGTGCCCCCTAAACCTGATGCAGGAGCGTTTTGTAAAAAACTTTCAATTTGATTTATTGACTCTAGGCTACTAACTGCATCACCTTCAAAGTCTAAACCAAAAGATTTTTTAAAATTAACTACTTCTTTCATTGTTATGTCATTAAATTTACCAGACGCAGCTTTTGCTATACTTGTCTGTCGCTCTTCTTTCTTTTTCAATATAGCCCTTGATTCTTCTTGTGTATAGCTAGTGATGTCTCTAGGATTATCAAACTTATCCTTAGTAGGTATTCCTAATTCTTGTGCAATTAACATATCTGAATCTGATAATACGTTTGGTGTCGGTATGCCTATTGTGTCTATTTCTTTTTCTAATTTGTCAATATTTAATTCTTCTTTTCTAGCCGTTCTCTGAGCTACTTTTCGTTTTTCTTCTAGTATAGCAGCTTGTTGGTTTAGTCTTACTCCTACCATCTGTATATTAGGGTTAGGATTATTATTTAATTTTCTAGCTACCTCTTTTAATCCCTCTGGTGTATTAGGGTCACCAACACCTAATACAGCATCTGTATAAGCTGTTTTTATCTCTTGCAACTCTTGTGCTTGTGCTTCTTCTGGTGTTTGTTGTCCAAACAAACCTCTAATGCTACTAGATAGATCACCTCTGGCTTCTTCTATCATACCGCTAATAGCACCTATAGGACTACTTTGCCTTACAGCAGGTGTTCTTCTTCTGACTGTTGCACCAGTAGGTCTATCACTAGCAAATAATCCTTTCATTACATCCATCATATCTTTTATCCTTTATCCAGTTATTCCTACTGCTTCTAAAATTTTTCTAACTTCTTCTGCACTATACTTTCTTTCTCCGCTAATAGGGACATTACCAGGGTCAGTTTCTAAACCAAATAAACCTTTACCAAAGTCTCCCAACTCTGTTAAACCTGCAATCTCTGCTTGCGCTCCTAGTTGTTCAAACTGCGATTTAGTTCTTAAACCTTCTCTAGCTGGTACTTGTCCTAACGTATAAGCTATATTTTGTGCTGTTGCTAATTGATCTAATGGTAACTTATCTATAGATTGTGCAGCACCTGTAAGTCTGCCACTAAGTTGTGCAAGTCTGTCTGCTTCTGTTGTTCCAAACTGCGTAGCTGCTAGTGACTCTTTTGCTCTACCTGCTTCTTGTGCAGCAAAGAGTGACTCAGCTAATGGACTAACTCTACGTTCACCACCTACAGTTGGCATAGTCTGACCATAACCTAGCAAACCTCTCTGTGCTAGTGTACCTAACAATCTTTCTTGTTCTCTTGCTCTTTGTGGTTCTGATAGTCTTGATATATCAGCAAACAAAGACTGTGCAGCTTCTTCTCTAGTGCTTGGTATCTGTCCTGCTAACTGTGTAGCACTCTCTAAGTAACTCTCTCTTAGTGGTTGATATGCTACATCAGCAGTAGAAGTAGCTCCTTCAGGAGTTATCTCACTTACTCCTAAACCGCTTCTAACTGTATAAGGTTTAAATAAATCAGCAAACTCTCCTGCTATGTCTTCACCTCTACCTTCTAGTCTTTTTCTTATTTCTTCTAGTTTAGCAAAGTCTATACCAGTTCCTACTGCTCCTTCCAGAAAACCACCTACATCTTCACCAAACACTTCTTTTAAGTCAATAAATTTACTAGCTTCTTCTACTACCTCTTCTAATGCTTCTTTTCCTACAACACCTGCACCTGCTGCTTTTATAATATCATCTACTGCTTTTGTAGCACTATTTGCATCAGTAATAGTTAAACCACCAGTAGTAGCATCAATACCTACTTCTCCGCCAGTTAATAAAGGTAAATCACTAGTTAAATCAGCAAATGTTTTTGATTGATCTAATGATGGAACACCTAATCCAGTAGTAACTCCTTCACCTATTCCTGATAAAGAATCACCTAGACTACCAAACTGTGGCTCTACAAAAGAAGGAACAGCATCAGCTACTTGTGTAAAACCGCCAGGTGCAGGATATATTTCTTCAGTTCTTGATAAAAGATCAGTAGTAACTCCTTCACCTAGTCCTGATAAAGAATTACCTCTATTTATACCTAAACTGTCTACTGTGTCTGCTTCTAGTATATTATTATCAACTAAATAATCACCAAACTTACCTGATTGTAAAGCATCTACACCATAGGTTACACCATAAGCCATAATGGCAGCAAGTAAAGAATCTTCTAGATCTCTTCCTAGTGCTAAACTAGTGCTTCCTGCTACCACAGCATTACCTATAGCAGTAGCTGCTGTTCCAGTTGCGTTACCACCAGTAATAAAACTTCCTATTTCAGGGGCATAAGCACCTCCTGCTAAAGTAGTAGCTATTGTAGCAAATGTTACTAAATTTTTATCAGAGGTATCTTGATACAAAGGATAGAAAATAGGTTGGTCTCCAACAAACTTAACATTTAAGTCTGCACCACCTTCTATACCTGTATACAAATTACCAAAGGATGTAGACTCTTCACCTCCACTGCGTAATGTGCCACCACCTGCAAATACGTCTACTGTTTCTCCTGTTTTCTTATTGAACAACTCATCCATAGAACTAGGTAGAGTTGCTATATACATCTTTTCTGTAGCTCCTTGACCTAAAGATCTACCTGTGTCTACTTCCTTAACAGTGCTAGGTTGTACTTCTATTCTTTTACCAACTCCCATTGCGGTAGTAGGTTCTTCACTGTAATAATATTTAAAATTACCAGTATTAGGATCAGCAATTCTTTCTACTTCTACATTTTGTCTAGTTGTATCTACACTTCTTTTACCTAAGTCATATATACTATCTACACCAGCTTTAGCAAACTCTTTAGCTTGTTCTTCTATAATATAGTCTAAATCACTAGGATTTACATAATCAAATCCTCTTGCTTCTAATACATTATATTGTGCTTTAAATTCATCTCTAAGATTATTAACTCTTTGTTCATAAGACGTAGTATCGTCTGTAACGCTCTCACGAGCCTGTGACCGCTCTCTTGTCTCTGTAAGCATACCAGTGCTACTAACGTCTTCAGAGGGCGATTGGGAGGCTGTGGTGGGTTCTGGAGACGTAGCAGCTAACCTCATTGCATTTTGTTCTTGTTGTGTTAATCTAGGAGCAACAGAAGGGTCTATGCCTTGTGCAAGTTGCTGTTCTTGAAACATTTTGTAAGCATCTAGGATACTCATGAGTATGACCCTCCCTCTATTGAACCACCAGATAATGTACCTGATAGTACAACATTTGTAATGGTTGCTGTGCCTGTCACCGCTGGGGAGGCACTATCAGCTTTCGTCGTAACTGCTGTAGCAATATTATCAAATTCAGTATTAATCTCTGTTCCTTTAACGATTTTGTTTGGATCTCCACTGTTTAACGTATCCTTTGCTGCGAAGTTAGTTGTTTTTGAATAATTACTCATTATATAGTCCTTCCTAGAACTGAATAAATATCTATCTTTTGTAGTGATAGAGGGTTACTATCTATTGATGCGTTTACTCCTACTTGTAAAATAGTACCATTTCCTGATAATTGTGTACTAAGTTTGTCAATAAATACAGAAGCTGAATATTCTGCTACATTGTATTCTGCTGTACCATACTCAGCAATGTTTCCTTCTTTTGTTTGTACATCAGCATTATTAAAACTGTTTTCATAATCAAAAGCCCATTTTAAAGCTAATGTAGTATTAATAGCACCTATGACTGTTACATTAATCTTTTTAGGTATCTTAGTTACAGCAGGATTACCAAAGTCTAAGTATGGTGATAAATAACTAAATACATAACTAGAACCACCATCAGTAAAGTTTTTATACTGTGCTATACCATTAGGTTGTCCTAACAGTAACCTGTTATCATTTGTTACCGCTAATGATGATGGGTCTATACTATCCCATCTAGTTATTCTGTATGAACCATCAGGTAGTGTTGCTCTTACATCAAAACAAAATGTAAAACCTGAAGCTGGTAAAGTTAGTAAATAAAATGCTTCCTTCTCATAGTATATACTTCTTATCTCATCTTTGCTCTCTACTGCTACAAGAGAAAGAAAGTTATCTCTTACATTCTTTGACAAGTCTCTTAGTGGTGCTGACTTCTCTTGTATGGTTCTACCTAGACTTCTTAGACCACTATCAGATAGAAATACTAAATCAGTACCTATAACTTGTACAGAGTCTCTTGCAATACAACCTGTGCCTACGATTACATCATTCAATGATATGTTACTTACATCATCTGCATTTTGATATAATACAATGTGATGTTCACAGAATATTACTAGAAAGTTATTATGTGCAGCCAGTGCTGTTATCTTATCACCACCAGGTACAACTTTCTCTAAATTTAACTGTCCTGAACCAGAACCACTAAAGTCTGAACCGTCTAGTAATACACTGTGGTATATTGTTAATGGATCATTTACTATATTAGCCATCCACATTCTACCAAAAGCTGATAGTGCTACATTAGGTGTAAATGTATCTGTTGCATATCCAGAAGGTACATTACCTACATCTCCTAGTCTTTGTAGTCCAAAGTCTCCTGTGTGTGCATGACTACCACCTCCACCACCACCTACAGGTAACTTATGGTATACTAAAGTAGGATGACCTTTTTGCACTGCATACATATGTGGACTAAAATTAGTACCGCTTTCAAACTCTGCTTGTTTAAACTGCCAGTTGTTATCTGATATGGTATATGTAATTGTTGCATTAGCGTTAGTATTATATACAGGCATAGCAGACATACTAGTTTCACCTCTATACAACTTTTCATCACCACCACTAATAATAGTATGTGATCCTGTAGCTGTATAATTATCAAACTCTACCATACACTCTGGTAGTGTAGATGTACCACCAGCAGTTGTTTGATACTCCCAACCTCTTCTAGCAGCCATTCTACCAGACTTATCAATCACAGCATTATCTGCTTCTAATGTAAATGACAAGTCAAGAGTTACACCAGAGTCTTGTGTGTTAATACCAAAGAAGCCTGGTGATGTTATTGCTACTGGTTGTATAGGTTTGTTAGGCATTATGAAGGATACCACACTGTTTCTTCATCAGGTCTTCTTGCAGCTTCTATAGCTATAGCATCTCCTAAAGCCTGTTTAGCTACTGCGTACTGACTTGATACACTGATACCTCCATCTTCACCACGTTCTTCTATTGCTTTAGCCCATGCTAAAGATGTAATTATATTCTTTTGTATAGCAGTGGTGTCTGTATCAGTTGTTAGTTCTTCTTCAGGTATAACTAAGTCAAACCTTATTACATAATCACCATCAGGAATAGGATATAAATCTATTTGCCCATCTCTGTCAGGGTCTACACCATTAGGATTATAGTATAACGGTGCTCCCTGTGTAGGTGTGTCAGTTAACAACAAACTTTGTATAAAGTATGATGATGTTTGATAACGTAAAAATACATCTTCTGTATCATTATGTGCAGAGATAATTCTAAACTTGTTCCTAGCACCATCTAAGTTGTAGTTAAATGTGCCTTGTTGTGTCGTAAACGATACTGTACTTCTTAGTACATCCCAATTCCATGCGTCTTCTGTTTCTCTTTTAGCGTCATTAACTAAAGCACCTATCAAAGAAGAATACCCATTCTGAGACACACTGGTTACTTGGGCTTCTCTGAGCCTAACCAGTACATCATTTACTAAATCTAAATATGTAGTTGTAAGTGCCATTTAGCAATCCCATTTTCTTAGTGCTTTATTAATCCTACTATTAGGATCATTAGCAGTTTTACTACCTGTTCTTTTCTTTTTCATTCCTTGCATCCTAGCACAGAAACTCTTACGCCTAGATGCTTCCTTGGGTGACTTCTTTGCTTTCTTTCTTGATACTGGTGGTTTTAAGTTAGCACCTGTAGTTCTTTTAAAATACTTTCTACCAGCTTCATTAAGACCACCTTTAGGATTTTGATACTTTTTTTGAACCATTTTTCTTCCTTGCAAATGTTCTTACATTGGTAGGTTTACCACCTGTATTACCTGCTGCTCTCTTTCTTCTTACAGCAGACTTTCTTTGTGCTTCTGTCATACTCTTAGCTTTAGACCTAGGTACACATTTAGGATAGGCTCTTTTACTATCTTTAGTAGACTTACGACCACAAGCCTGAAACTTACCTTTCTTCTTAGGTGCTCCTATATCTACCCAGTCACCTTTCTTGCCTTTACCAAACCATTCTTTTAGTGACATAGTAAGCAACTCCTACAGGTATAACAACAATTATAAAAAACATAACTAAACCCATTTATGCGTAACCTCCACCTTTCTTCTTATATTGACGTACAACGTACCCTGAAGCATAAGCTGAAGGCCATTTATCAAACTTACGTTTTGCCTCTGCTACTACTCTGTTATACAGAGCCTTGTTAGTAGGTGTAGGAGATTTCTTAGACTTTTTTGCTGCCACTTTTAGCCCTCTTTTGTGCTGTTTTAGAAAGTTCTTTAAGATGAAAAAGTTTTTTACTAGACTTGTTATGTGTTGCACCAGAGTGCATATCACCATTAGGCATTTTGTGCATCTTGCCTTTATATTCTTTACCATCTCTAAAGTAGTGAGCTACGCCTTTAGCCATTATGCTTTTCTCTTAGCTGGCTTCTTCATTGGCTTCTTAGCCATCATCTTCTTACCACCATAACCTTTATTCATACCGTTTTTCATTGGTTTCTTCTTGCCTTTCATCATGCCGTACATAGACTTCTCCTTAGCTTAGTTTTAAAATAATAGTAACAAGTATTAATACAATAGAACCAAAACAACCAATTAATATAGTTTCTAGTCTCTTGATTTTAGAAAGTGTCTCAGCCCACCTTTCTGCACACACAGCCTCATGGGATGTTAGTCTTTTGTCTAGTTCGTTTAGTAACTCTTCTGTCTTCATCGTTTAAACACCTCCTGCACTAGAACCACTTATATCAATCCATGTCTGATTATCTTCATCCCAGTTATACATACCGCCATCAGTAGGCATTGCAGATGGTGCTATCCATGTAGCATCAGCAGTAGACATAGACCAACTATCGTAAGGTTTAGGTGACATAAATAAATCTTGGTCTGCAAAGTAAGTATAGCCTTTACCTGCATAGTTACCTCTCATATTACCGTTGTAAGAAGTTTGTTTCCATGTGCCAGATAAACAATTTTGCAAATGTGCAATACCGACTGTTTCATCTTCTACACCTTCAGAATTTGTAGTATGTTTGTTATCAACTGCCAACACTCTCAAAACTACATTTGCACTATTCAACTCTGCAAAATGTGCCATAAATACTCCTTTAACTAAAACCGCTTTGAATTAAGCATTTAATCGTAAAATCACTATACCTTTTCCACCATTGCCGCCTGCCATATGATTAGAGCCATCGTACCCACCTCCGGCCCCTCCTCCTCCGGTGTTTTCTGTCCCTGCTTGCCCTACATCCCCAAGTTGAGCACTTCCACCACCTCCGGTACCTCCTAGTCCCAAGTGAGAAGAGGTAGAACTACCGCCAGCTCCGCCTCCGCCACCTCCAGCAAAAACAGTGCTAGTGATTACATTAGCTTTGCCAGCCCCGCCATTTCCAGCTTTTATGGTGCCAGAAAAAGAGCCATTCG